AAAACAAAAGTATGATTATATAATAATGTCTAATAAAGAACAGTTATCTTTAAATATAAAGAGTTGGTTACAACTTGATAAAGAAATGAAAATGTTACAAAAGGAATTGAAAGACCGCCGTAAGAAAAAAAATGACTTGACGAATGCATTAGTGGGTATTATGAAAAAGAATGACATTGACTGCGTTGATATAAGTGACGGTAAGATTATTTATACACAAAGTAATACCAAGGCCCCTATCAATAAAAAACATTTATTAGACTGTCTAGAGAAATATTTTGAAAATAATTCAACTATACCAACGGATGATATTGTTAATTTTATTTTAGAAAATAGAACGGTGAATTTAAAAGAAAGTATACGACTAAAACCAGCTAAAAATATATAGACATCTTGTATATATGTTGAGTAATAGAATCAAACAAGTTTTAATAGACAAAATTAACTTTAAGAGACCAGCAGAGCGAGAGCGTACTGCGGTCGGGCAGGAGGTAGCATATTCAGACACGGACACAGACACTGACTCGGACTCAGACTCAGATACAGGCACAGCCACAGACACAGACACAGACTCAGAGAAGGAAAATAAAGTTATGTCTACCAACAAGGCCTATACAGACCCCGCTATGTCTACCAACCAGGCCTATACCAACCCCGTTATGTCTACCAACAAGGCCTACAGCCATTCTGTCGACACATTAGAAAAAAAACTACCTAGTAAAGTCTACGCCAATATTCGCGTATGTATGTATAAAATAATTACTGATGAAATGTATCCATTTATAATGTTTTTATTGTATAAATCTGCAAATAATGAAATGAACTTTGTTAAAGTGGAAGAAAATGTTACGGGGGACGAACTGATTGCCCACGTATTAAACCTCTTTCGGAAAATATTTTCCGACTGGGAAGACGTGGCGATAGAATACAAGGGTTTTGTACCAGACGCCGTCGATGACGACACCTTAACTCTGGTATTAAAATATAGTACCTCCAGCAAAGAACCCTTACAACAAGGCCATTATACGGCGTCTTGGTGGTGGTTACTCCCAGCGGAAATTATCAACAACCAAAAAGTGTTGAATTTCCCCATCAGTATAGCAGTAAAAAATATCTTGCTAAATCATAATAAATTGTTTTTATTATACGATACAGCCGGCAAGACGTATGAAACTCCGGAGGTCGGTTATTATGGTAATTATTATAAAAAAATTGCCTCGGTAGCCAGTTTGGGCCTGAGTCGACAAGGGATATATTCGTCATTTGGACCGTATTATTATTTTAGTACTTATAAACACGCCATGCGAAATGCGTTTTGGAACCCGAGTTTTAAACCGATGAAAGTGCTAGAGGAATATATTACCGTTGATGAGCGCGGGCGGTATACAAAAGGGGGCATCGTTAAATTTGCTTTATTTGCGGGACACACCAAAATGTTAATCGGTCGCACTAGTGATAAACCAGATGCATCCTCCATTAGTACCGAGTTGTCAGAGAAAAACGAGTTTGTAAAAATGATGCTGAAATTGCGTGATAGTGATGGACACTGGGCGACCGAGTATAATTCGATTAGAATAGGTAGTCATGATATTACCTTGCAAGAGAAACCATCTGTGATACATACCGACCCTATGATTGCTTTAAAAGAATACGAACAGCAAGTACCGTTGGAATACTATTATGTCGATACAGCCCAGGACATTTTAGAAGAAAATATAGAGCAAGCAATTATAATATAAATATAATATAATATACTATAATATACTATAATATACTATACTATGAACGATGCTACCTTTATATATGAAACATTCTTGAAAGATTATATTTTTATGAATAAAATAGACCATATTATTAGTACTTTCTTAACGGATTGTACCATAGACCCCACGGATATTCCTGCCTTATTATTGCAAATAATTGACTGTTTACAGGAGCAATTCCAAGTGGTTTCCACAAAACGTAATATAACCCCGGAAGAAGCATATAAATTGTTTGAGCTGTATCGTGTGTATATCGTACAAAAAATCGTCTGTGAGTTTGATTTGAAAGAATTTAATAAAGTCTATAATAATTGCTTGCAATTAACTATTATGAAATTAGGATTTGTTAAGAAGAAAACAAGCTGGTTATGCTTTAAGACATAAGCTTAGTCTATGTGATGTTCTAGGGCAAACACAGGTACGGCAGGCCCGGCAGGGGCAAGTACAGGCACAGCAGGCCCAGCAGGGGCAACAGACACAGTTTCATGAATAGGCTCATATGATATCAAACTTTCTTCATCCGCCGGCGTGTTATTTATATCTTTTCTCTCTCGATATAATTCTAATGCTTTGTAATAACCGATGATTAGCGAGGCTACAACTGTCACAAAAGTATTAACCAACAATGGTAAGTTATCGATATCTATTGCGTATGCAACCCATATTATACTACCCACAATGCGGAGAAAAATAAACCAAGAACTAAAATCTTTGGTAGACTTCGTTTTCATGGTTTTTACCACTTGCGGTATATTATAAATCAAATTTATTATATTAGCTATAGTTATAAAGACATTCATAGTCATTGAGACATTATGGTCTATCAATGTTAGTTGCATGTATAAATATACTGGTGAGTTATATTTATATGTTAGATATATATATGTTAGATATATTACTGCATTAATCTACAGTAATTTTTCTAATTGTATATAAATGCCCAAAATCGTATACATATTAATAGGCATAATCTTACTGACCCTGACAACTACCTTAACCTTTCATTTTTTGGGCATCGAGTTCGCCGCCTATGGCAATTATTTACTATGGCTTATAGCTTTAGCTATCTTTTATGCTATCTTGCCGTCCGGTGATAATAGTATTTTTTAAGCCAGAGAATTATCAAACGAGGCTTCTATGTGTAATTGTTTCTTACTGGTCCGCAGTTTAGCTATAACGTGTTGAATAATATGCACCGGTAAGGTACTTTCCAAATTATTTACAATTTCTTCTACTGTTGGCTCGCGTTTTTTCTCCAGCTCAAATTTATTAATAAAATCTTCGATTTGTTTGCGCTTCTTCTTCTCAGCCATTAATTTTGTAATATTAGCAAAGTCTCTCGTGCTATTATTATCCTCCAATTTGGGTTTATAGACCGTTTTCATAGTGGTTTCAATGGAATCACATATTTCCGGTTTATTCAGTTCCGTAAAAGCAATTTGTTTGGGGGTTAACTCTGTTGGTTCGCCCAGTTCATTCGTCTTGATTTCCCCGCCGGAAAAGGTTAATATGAATAAACGGATAACTTTCTCTGATAGAGTCGGGCTGGTTTCTATTAGTCTATCGAATTCTTCTTTAGAGTGTTTCAGTAATTGCATCACGGGCGTGCGCTCTTTGGGTGATTTGGCTAATTCCACTTTAATATTTCTACTAAACTTTCCCCACGCAATCGAGCTAACACGGTGCGATTCATTTAATTCCCCGATTTTTAAAAATTGTTGAATGGTTGTCAAAATCCCGGCTAACAAATTTATCGTCCCTACAATAGCGGTAAACAGACTTACGTATTGACTAGGTATACGGTCTTGTGCAAAATTGGCTGTGCCGGTTACAGTACTCATAATAATCACCGGAATGGTGAACCAGATATTTAAACGCGAATAATTATTATGTGATTTAGAATGTAGCCACCGATAACACAAGGCTTTATCCGCCCAGTCAACTAATATTACTTCGTGGTCCGACGACCATTCAATATAGGGCTGATGAGCAGTTTCCACAGGAGAGGTTAGTACATCGTCGTCAATAGGAATCTCGGCATCTAGGTCCATTTATATATATTCATATTTTTTATATATATTTTTTATATTCATATTTTTTTATATATATTCATTTTTTTATAAATTTATCATATACTACTATATTAAAATATGACAGATTTAAACGAAATTATCGACAAGTTTGAATATATAAAAACTATGCGCTCTAAAATCTGCGCGATTTTTCAAGATGTAAAACAAAAATTACTGTATCTAAATAAAATATATGCAGATATTGTAAAAATACATTCGAATAAAGAGTTTACCTTTGGCTTAGATGCGTTTTATTTTCAATCACAGTTAATAGACATTGAGCATAATAATTTGGATAAAATCTTAAATATATTGACCAACCGTTTTTATTGTGAATATTATAAATTATATAAGATTATTGAGACTTATATTACCCAAGAAATAAATGATGTTAAGCTTAATGATAAGTTTTCCAATAAGAAAATCTTTCCCGTGTATAAAGATTTAGATAAAAACGCTAATTATGATTTTAGTCTCACGATTGAGATTCAGCGGATTATTGTTAAATATATAAATGATTTAACGGAATATTTGCGCATCAAGAATATTGAACTAAAAGATAATACTAAACATTCCAAGTTGGGTATAAATATAGAAAATATCGTTAACTATCAGCATTATTTTAATGCTTTATTACATGAGCGTATTCAAATGTTCGTGCGCTATTTGGAAGCCTTGAATAAACATCATACCAAATATATTAATCGCTTATTTATGAGTTGTAAATCCATGATTGATTCAGTTAATGAAGATATTATGACTAAACATTTTAATAACGACCACAGTATTACACCGGACAATGACACAGATACAGACATGGTTGACATTGTTGAAACGTTGGGCGAGCCGAATAATATAGAATTTAATGTCTTGGAAAAACCTAGTGCCTTGGAAAAGCCTATAGCTGAATTATTACACCGGTCTATATCTGATTTTGATTTGAATGCATTATAAACTCAATGCATTATAAACTCAATGCATTATAAGCTCAATGCATTATAAACTCAATGCATTATAAACTCAATGCATTATAAACTCAATGCATTATAAACTCAATGCATTATAAACTCAATGCATTATAAAATCAATGCATTATAAACTTAATAAAATATAAAATTGATTTATATCTTATTACAAAATAAAGAACAACATACGATACATCATGGAGAACAAGATAAACACGAAAATAGATAAGCATCAATCAAATTTCAAGGACGCCATTAAGGACTGGATACAAAAGAATAACGCACAGGTCATCTGCAACGAGGCCGATAATACGAGCGAGTTTATCCAATTTGTCTACGATTATAGTAACATGAATATTAATAAAGAAGATTTACAAAAACGCACTCGCGTAAAGAATGTGGTTCCGCAATGTGACTTATGTACGGCAAAAATAGCCAACGGTGAACAATGTACTAGACGTAAACAGGATGCCGAGACGCCGTTTTGTGGCACGCATATTAAAGGCCAGCCGTACGGCATTGAAACCAAAAAGGACACAACCAAACAGCAAACGAAGAAGGTGGATATTTGGGTCCAAGAGATAAAAGGTATAAATTATTACATTGATAGCACCAACAATATATATAAACCCGAGGATATTCTGTCGAACATTGCAAACCCAACGATTATCGCAAAATGGGCACTGAATGCAGAGCAGAAATATATAATTCCAGCGTTTGGTATCTAAACCAACCTTTTGGTAAGCGAAGCAATTGGAAAAGGTTGAGCCAAAACCAACCTTTTCAAAAAAGGTTGAGCCAAAACGTACTTTTTGGAAAAGTACAGCAAAACCAACCTTTTTATAACAACCTTTTCTAAAAAAGGTTGAACCAAAACGTACTTTTTAGAAAAGTACAGCAAAACCAACCTTTTTGTAAGCGAAGCAATTGGAAAAGGTTGAACCAAAACGTACTTTTGTAAGCGAAGCAATTAGAAAAGTACAGCAAAACCAACCTTTTTATAACAACCTTTTCAGAAAAGGTTGAGCCAAAACCAACCTTTTCACAAAAGGTTGAACCAAAACAATTTATTCGTATTATCGATTAGTTTATTTTTTTATTTAATATATATGGCAGACACAACAAGCACAGCAAGCACCGCAGACACAGCAAGCACCGCAGACACAGACACAAGCACAGCTATAACAGAAGAAAAATATAAATGTGTTATATACATTTTAACCGCCTGTAATATCACGTGTAATTCTTTCAAAGACTTACATGGTTTAGTCATTCCCCGCACGTTATGTGTAAACGAAGAGAAATACTTACAAATCCGTGCAGAATTGCCCAAGCTAAAGAAACATTTTTCATCTTCTTATTTGACGGCGCTCCAAGCCACCGCTACTAGTAAACAAAAGTTTCCCCTCTTAAATTTAATCCGACAGTTACTCCGCTCGTGCAATTATAAATTAACTCCCAAACGTATTACCGACGGCTACACATTATCCGGCGAGAAAAAGTATATTCGTTTGTTTACCATTGAGCGGATGAAGCTCTAAGTACGTTTAGTAAAAGTATTTTTTGAGTATGGTATACAATTGACCGAAGCATACCGGGTCTCGATGTTGGACGTGCGTGCAATTCGTTTCATATATATGCAATCGCTCTGTTTCATCTAGGCTCCGTAAGCCAAGTAAATCGTCTTTATACAATACCGTCTCTCGTAAAGGGATAATATTATACTCCTTATCATAAAAACTAAATTTCGCACTTTCGGGCGGGTGTACAACATCATCAAAGGGTGACCATATAACAATATAATTTCTCAAAGAGCAAATATTCTCTTTATATTGCTTCGACAAAGCCGTCTCTCGTTCATTATTCAAAAAAGGTAAATACGAACATTTCTCTAGATACTCTCCTAAGCGTGTCGGGTCCCGCCAATACCCACTTAGTGCAAAATGCTCTTGATAAAACGGTGTATACGGGTCGAATTCTGTATTTAGCATAACTCCGCCGTTCGGCGAAGCTAAATTTATTAAATTGCGCACGGGATAGCCATTGCAATTTTCCACATAACCACGCGCCAGTAAACCACCTTGGGACATACCCAGAAAGTCAAACCCGTGTTCTAACGCAGGTATAGCGTAAATCGTATCGCAGAGCAAGTCTAATTGTTCCATTAAAGGCATATATATGCTATTTTGTTTCCCATTCCCGAGTTCAATATTAAACACTGTGCGCTCAAATGTCTTTTCTAACCACGTACTTAGCAAATCCATTCGGACCGCGGAACTAGCAATACCGTGTAATACTACGATAGGCAACGCCTCTACGCTCGGCAAAGCATCTACGCTAGGCAAAACATTCGCGCTCGGCAAAGCATCTACGCTCGGCAAAATATTCGCACTAGGCAACGCTGGGTATTTTATAGGCAAAGCACCCACGAGAGAAAAAACATTAGCCATCACCAACAATAAATACTTCCAGACCATATATAATATATTCAAACACAATATGTTCTTAATATGTTATACAATAAACTATTCACTTGGTCGCATAGTATTTCTCTCTTGAATGACCGCCTCAAGGACGCCGTTACAAGAATTTTGTGTGTGCATAAATTGACTTAAAGCTTTAATATCTTTCGGCAAACAGGCCCCGCCAAAAGATATCTGACCATCTCTACCCGGCACGTTGGTATGCATGGGGTTAATCCAGTGATTATTTAACATGAGGTCCTTGACATCGTGGAATTCCACTTGGATTTTATTACATAATAAAAATATTTCCGTAAAAAATTGCACTTTGGTGGCGTAATAACTATTACACGCTAACTTGGTCATCGCCGAAGTACTGGCGGTAGTTATCGATATTAAGGCTTGAGGAAATAACGTTTTATAAAAACTTTCCACTATAGCCGTGCTCGGTTGAGAGTATTTGGTATAACCCAGAATAATATGGGTCTGCTCGGCGAAATCTTGGACGGCGGTATTCGCCGATAAAAACTCTGGATTGTGTATAATTGTCAAGGCAGGGAATGTATTATTCATAGTGTCACAATACAGTGGAAGAACCGTTGATTTTATTAAAATAATACCCGTATACTTGAGTTCGTTTAATAAATATAAAGTATTATCCAGTTCATCCGTATTGTAAGTTTGACGACTCTCCACGTAGGGGGTTGGTAGACAGATATAAATCATTTTGGCGGGTAATAGCGCTTCGAGTATGTTGTCACTGCCTTGCTTGTCTTGCTTTTTATACTTATCATATACGACCACCTCTTCTATCATATCTTTATTTTGCATAAACGTCCAAATGGCCTTACCCACAAAACCTAAACCACAAATACCGACAATCATAATATTATAAGATGATATTATTTTTCCATATTTTTAACCTGTTAAAACTCTGTATAGGCTATATAACGACAATATACGGTAGGCACCGCAACACTGGTAGGCACCGCAACACTGGTAGGCACCGCATCGCTGGTACTTAATGCAACACTTGTAGTTACCGCATCGCTGGTACTTACTGTTTCGCTTGTACTTACTGCATCACTGGTACTTACTGCATCGCTTGTACTTACTGCTTCGCTTGTAGGCACTGCTTCGCTGGTACTTAATGCAACACTTGTAGTTACCGCATCGCTGGTACTTACTGCTTCGCTTGTACTTACTGTTTCGCTTGTAGGCACTGCTTCGCTTGTAGGCACTGCTTCGCTTGTATGCCCTTCTTGCATACTCTCTATGGTCAGGTAGTCATAATCATAGTCATAACCAACATAATACAAATACTCATCATTATAGGCTGTTTTATTTTTAATAGTTACGATTTGGTCCATAGACTCGGCTTCGGCTTTGCCTTCGTCCATAGCCTTAGCCTTCGTAATTAACCGGGTTTTCCCCCAGCTGAAATTATCCATATGTATTAGCGCATAGGTATAACACCCTAAACTAACTATACCCGAACACGTAAAAAAAACAAGATAAGAAAAATAATAATACAGACTACTTTTGAAAGCTAAAGGGCGAATAAAGATTGGAATTAGAAACACATAAAATACTGGTATAAATAAAATAATACTCAAATACAGCATTAACATTGTCGGCTGTGACGCTACCGCAATGATAAAATAAATCGTAGCGAGAAACACGAACGGCGTAAGCGCGAACGTCAAGACATTTACTAGAGCTAATATGCGCTCACACCAGTTTATACCCGGTAAATAGACCAACAGCAAATCATTCGTATTCGCACCCAAATTCCAGCGCCGCCGTTGAGATAAAAACACGGCTACATTGGTCGGCACCGCCGTATAGGCCACTGCTTTCAGCGTTTGGCTAGTTTTTACATAGGGATATAAAGCTAACATATTACAGACATGATTCCTATCCTCGCTGGCGTACGACCGAATATGCGTCAGAATATTATCCCCGGCTTGGGGATAATAATTAAACTTATTTAAGATTTTCTCTCCACAGGTCTCAATAGATACGCGCAAGATTTGGTTGCAACCCGAGAGACAACTCACTTTCTTGGTTATATTTGCTTGGGCTTGCCGGCGTAAACATTGGGCGAAGGTATACTCGGCATATTGATAGAGTACAAAAGGCGAAAAGAAATTCATAGCTCGCGAAATGTCTACATAACCCACACAACCGTGCACGTTTGCGTCTTGGTCGAGACCTTGGATTAATTCATAGGTGCAATTATAGTCGAATATCGTATCAGCATCTATGCCGATAATGTAGTCAATGGGGGTAGTATAGATTGTGGCGAGTTCCGTGGTCAGGTACGTATTAAACTCAGCATCGGTGGTCGGCGGGGTTTGCATATTATATAAACCGCACGCCCGGCGGATAAGCACCAAAGAATCACGCTTGCCGACATTCTGCTCTTTTATAAGCACTATAACGGGTACTTGGTGTATCGTATTCGTATACTCGCCAGTATAGACCTGTACTTGATTTTTCTCCCCCGTCCAAGTGGTATATGTATATTGCGCCCCTGTCTCCTCGAGCTGTAATAAATTCTTTAAAAGTATATCGGTACTAAACGCATTTCCGGCACCTTTGACTTGTCCGTCACAAATAATAACTATGAGCCGTTTATCATGCGGGACCGTGCGTTGTTCTACTAAAGAATTTAAACTATTCCGCAATTCAGCTGTCGATTCATTATAACAAGGTAATACATAAATATAGTTGCGGGACTGAATACGATAAGTCTTGTCGGCAGGGTTACACATTTTGAAAAATAGATTTAGTATACTACTGGAAGCATTTAACGTGGTGGATAAACTCAAGAGACCGATATACACATACCATAACCGTTTATAAATAATAAAAGTATACATTAACACGAAATTTAGAGAGAAAAGACCAATTATTATTAAATATTTTTGCCAGGTTAGGTCCATTTATATTTAGTGGGTTATTAAAGGTTTAGTTAAATAGATTTAATTTAATTAATCTACTTTTAGAGAGAAAAGACTAATTATTATTAAATATTTTTGCCAGGTTAGGTCCATTTATATTTAGTGGGTTATTAAAGGTTTAGTTAAATAGATTTAATTTAATTAAGCTACTTTTAGAGAGAAAAGACCAATTATTATTAAATATTTTTGCCAGGTTAGGTCCATTTATATTTAGTGGGTTATTAAAGGTTTAGTTAAATAGATTTCTTTTTTATACAAAATATATATAATTAAATTAAATTAAATTATTTTTTTTATTTAGTCAATATATAAAATGGCATGGACGGCACAAACTCAAGCGGATTCGAGAAGTTGGTATAGTGTAGCCTCCGATTCTACAGGAGATAAGTTGGTCGCGTGTGTTTATAATGGCTCTATTTATACTAATGCGAGTGCAGGTAATGGCGCTTGGACTCAACAAACTGGTGCACCGACCAATGCACTTTGGGCCAGTGTAGCCTCCGATTCTACTGCTGGCGATAAGCTCGTCGCGTGTGCTTATAGTAATGGTATTATTGGCTCTATTTATACCAATGCGAGTGCGGGTTTTGGCGATTGGACTCAACAAACCGGTGCACCGACAAATGCATTTTGGCAAAGTGTCGCCTCCGATGCTACAGGAAATAAGCTGGTCGCGTGTGTTTATGCTGGCTATGGCTCTATTTATACCAATGCGAGTGCGGGTTATGGCGATTGGACTCAACAAACCGGGGCACCACTTTCATTTTGGAAGAGTGTCGCCTCCGATGCTACAGGAAATAAGCTGGTCGCATGTAATGTAGCTAATGGTTCTGGTGGCTCTATTTATACTAATGCGAGTGCGGGTTATGGCGATTGGACTCAACAAACCACCGGTTTACCACCGGCCA